CAATATTTTCATATTCATTAGTCGTTTCAACTTTGTTCACCCAATTTTTTAAAATCTGTAAATCAGAAGATTTAATCTTATTAAGACTATTCTCATAAATTGTAATACATTCATGAATATAATCATTCACGTATGATTCATTTAGACCTTTTTTCGAGTTTAACTCATCATATAAATAAAAAATCTTAGCAATGTTTTTTTTGTCTAAAACATTTGTTTTAAAATTTTTCAATTCATTTTTAAAAGTATTATTAGAGTATGATTCCAATAATACTTTTTCTATTTTAGATTTTAAAATTCCGAACTTCATTTTCTTTTTTATTTATAAATATCAATCTCTTAAAAGTTTTCCTAATTGATTCTCTATTTCCCCCAAATAATTCTTTCCTTTGGATAAATCAATAAATGAGTCTTCGTCAGTTAAACTTTCAGATTCTAAAAGAATTTTTAAATTATCCCGATTAAATGACTCGGGTGTTACCCCCGATTCACCTCCTGGTGGTGGGGGTGGTGGAGGTGGTGGTGCTCCTCCTTCTTCTCCTCCAGGTGGAGGTGGTGGTGCGGATGCTCCTCCTGTTGCTCCTGAAACACTCTTATATAATTTATCAACGTTATCAAATATTCCTGTCTTAGTTATAATTGTTGCGGTATTAGTTAATTCAGCTCCAACCGCCTTTTCAATTCTTTGTTGTTGTAGGTCAAGTTTAATTTCTTCATCAGACAAACCAAGAATGTGTTTTTTAGCCCAAGATACTGATACAGGGGCGATTCCTTCAATAGCGGCAACCGCGTCTTTGTATAGTAATATTTTCTCTTTCCAAACATCTACCTTTAACAAATCGGCTTGTGTCGAAGGGTTTGTGAGACCTAATGTAAAGTTACTTAATTCGTCTTCAAACCCTAAAAGGAATAAGTGAATAATCGCTATTTTATTAAGTTCGGCAATCATAGATTTTTGAATCCTGTTGATTGTTCGAGCAAAACGAATGTCGAGTAATGATAAGTTTTTACCGTCTCCAACCGCCTCTTCAAACCCAAGATACGCCTTAGGTATTCTAAGAGCGGTAACAAGTTTTTTCTGAATATATTCAATATCCGCAATTTCCGCTAAGTTTTGAGCTCCAGGTAAAGTGTCAATAGGATTTGGTGCTGCTGGGTCACGAACAGGAATAAAATAATCTTGGTCAACTGCCATTTGATTGAACCTCATGTCAACATTACCTGATTGACTATCAACAACTTGATTTCTTTTAAATTTGTTTGCAACACGTTGTACATATGGTTCAACATCTGCGTCATCCATATTTCCCACAAACACTTTAAAAACACGTCTTTCAGGGGCTCTTGATGTTCTATAAATCAACATAGCGTCTTCTGAAAGAAGTAATTGTTTCCATATACGTCTCGCTTTTTCTAACATGGATGTTCCGTAAGGAAGTTTTCTGTCATCACCTAATAATCTGAAGTGAGCGATTTCCCAAGAGTTAAATTCCATGTCTTTCGCTTTCCACTTAAATCTTAACCCTCTATTTTCTTTTGGTTCATCAACCTTTTGAGCAGACCCTTGTGAAGGCATACCTCTTTCTAATCGTTCAATTTCAATGTTGGGTAGTTGCATACATCCTACAACCCCTTTTTCAGCATCTAATTTTAAGTAAACAAAATTATCACCATACTTACATGTGTTTCTTGTCCACATAGGTAAATTAGTGTTTACGTCAAGTACATTGTTAAATAAATCGGCTAAAATACCTTTAATTCTTTTTGACTCAGAATATATCTGTAACATATAACCATTTTGGTCAACAGTTGTTGATTCTTCTCCGTATATGTCAAGAGCGGCGGAAATCTCAGGCGTATATTCCATAGATTCGTAATCATAAAATGACGCCAATCTAGTTGGTTCATAATATACGGCTTGTGTATATAAATTACTTTCTATTTTAGTCCATTGATTTGCTAAATAGTAAGTTTGTTGAGCCTGTAGTAATTCTTTATCAAATTCTTGTTTAGAAGTGGTTTTGAGTAATTCTTTTCTATCGAATTTATAAGTTGGATAATCTTGGTTCAGTAAAGCGTTGGGTCCGAACGCGTGGGACAACCTTTGCCAAACTGTCAGATTATTATTTTGTGTATTTTCCATATTACAATTTTAATGTTAAATCTATATAATTAAATATTTCTTAAGTTATTCCCCATCTATTTTTCAAGAATAAAACAACATCGTCATGGACTGCAACACTGTGTTGAGTATTGAATATTATTAATTCTGCTAAGTAACCATTATATGGGTATTCTCCAGGACCTCCATCAAACGAACTACCAATTCTTAGTGGACCGTGAGAGGCATTATTTAAACTAAGACTATTTTGTGTGACTCCTGTAACAAAAACACCATTCACATATGAATTAGCAGCAATTGTAACTAAATCACCTGGGTCTGATGCTCTTACCGAAAAAACTCTTAAATCTTTACCATCTAAAACAGGACCACTTCCATTAACTTCAATTGGTAATGTTATCATATTGACAGGTCCTGGACCTAAACCTGTGTTTACTTCTAAATAAACATCTGAATTAGAATTAATATATAAACTTTCACTATTACGTGAAAATGATGGACCTGATATTCTAGTACTAAATACAAAAGAATCGGCTGATACTGACAATGGTTTTGCAACTAAATATATCGTATAAGAATATCCTGTTTTGTGAATAAAAGTGATATCATCTGTTGTCACATATTGACTTGCACACGTTCCTGTACAAGGTGGTGGCCAACAACCTCCTGGGTCGCCAGAGAAAAACAACATATTATACCCACTTAAATTATCGTAACTAGCAACACATCCCGTATCTCCTGTCGCAATTTCAACACTATCACTATATCTGTAAAGTTCTGTTATTCCATCTCCTGAAATTGGTGAAGAAGGGTTTAGGTAATTAGTATCAAATGTTTGATAATATAATACAGGTTGACCTAAACTAATAGGGTTAATTCCCTGATATGATAATGACGGTGTAATTGTAGGGGTTACTGTAGGTGTAGTTGTTTGAGTAATTGTAGGTGTTACAGTTGGTGTTGGTGTTTGAGTAATTGTAGGGGTTACAGTAGGTGTTTGAGTAATTGTAGGGGTTGGTGCTGGTGTTTCTGAATTAGTTACTGAAGGTGTTTTTGTAGGTCTTGGTACTCTACCAATTTGTTTATGGATATGTACTTTATCATTAGGACTTCTCTCAACTGTAAAAATACCTTGACCTGGCACATTTAATTTAGTACCACCAAAGTCTCTACCTGATTTTTTTCTTCTCTCTAAACCCATTTTTCATAAATATTACCTACCACCAAATAGCCACCCATATTTCATATATTCTTCTTTTCCAATGTTACCATTACTAAATTGACTTTTTCTTTCATTATAGTGAGGAATAACAGGATTGAACGATATTGAATTAGCGACATTTTCATTATTGTTTACTGACCAAGAATCAATCATAGCCTTTGTTTGTTGAGTAACTTTTGTTAGGTTACTAAATGATGATTCAGCAACATAAGTGGCCATAGATATCGCCATAATTAAGTCATCATGATGACCTTTTTGGTGGTCGGGTCTACCATTTATATAAACAAACGTGTTCATTTCATTATATAAACGTGTACTGTAAATTCTAAATTCATGTCTCATAGCTTCCTCAAAAGAAGCAATTATTTGAACCCTTTTGTTATTGAAGTTGATACCAGGAATTTTCTCATTTGCTTTAGGGTCATACTTCCACTTGTTTCCAATTTCAATACCATCTACGTATAAATTTTTGTAACCCATTTCTTGGAGTTTTCTTGCAGTAGAAACACCCATACCACCCGTGATATCAATCACAATATAACAAGAATACATATTAGCCCATTTATAACAAATCTCTGCCATAGTATCAGGAGGAAGTTTTCCAACATATTCTGCAACCTGTTCTCTTGTGTCAAAATCAATTATTTGGAATGAACTAAAGTCTTCAGAGTCACCTCTCGATACATCGACACCCATTACATATTTGTGACCTACAACAGGTTCTTTCCATATCCAAAGAGCGTTACCCATCATTTTGTTTTCAGGGTCTTTAATCATATTTTCTCTAACTTTTTGCATCAAGTTGGAATCAAATACATTATCTCCTGAACCTAAGAAATTACATTCTAATTCCTGAGAAACCTTTCTCTTATCATATTTTAGTTTTTTAACCATGCTTTCAAACCAATAGGAACATGGTTTGTACCCATCATCCATTAAACTTTGTAGTTCTTGATAATCTCTTTCAGGAAATGGTATTGATTGCCAACTAAGAATATCAGATTCTGTATATTCTTCTTTGTTTAGTAGGTAATGAATAATATCTTTTGTTTTAACTAAATATAAATCTTTGGTGTACCTTGGGTCTCTAAACCAATACATCTCAGAAATTTTGAAGTCATTCATGTTTCTTAATGCTTGGTCGTAAATTTCATAATAAATTGGGTCGTATCCATTTGGAGTTGAGACAACGATAACCTTACCACCTGTAGAGAGTGAAGCCATACAAGCCGCCCAAAAATCACTATCTGCTTCAATAAACGCCGCCTCGTCAAAAATAAGTACTGTCGGGGTAAATCCACGTAAAGCATCTTTTGATGTTGCGACCGCTTTAACCTCACAACCATTTGTTAATTTATAATGTTTTTGAGAATTTTTTTCAGGTGCAAAATCTATATTCACCCAAGACGGCCATTGACCAACAAATGCTCTAATTTTGTTTGCCATCTCTAAAGATGTATCAAGTTTGTTAGCGATAATTAGAATTTTTTCAGGTTTTTCTTTTTTCGCAAAGGCTAATTTTTTTGAAACCCAAGCGGCGGTTACTGTGGATACTCCCGCTTGACGATATTTTAATGCAATATTTTCATTGTATTCTTCATAATCTTGTAATAAAGATATTTGGTCAGGAAATAACTCTAAAGGGACATATTTTGATACTGTATTATCGTAAGTCTGTAAATACGTTTTAAGCGCGTATGGAGTATCTCTCATACATTTTACGTATTCCATAATTACTTGTTCTTTTGTTAAACTCATAAAATCACTTTATTATAAATATCAAAACCCTCATTTAATACTAAATGAGGGTTTCAAAGTGTGTAGGTTTGATTTAGAATAAACCTGATATGTCTATATCATCTAAATCGTCATCATCATATTGTTTCATTGAATCTTCATAATCTTTTTTCTTCAAGTCAGACACGATTTCATCAACCATTCTTTGTATAAATTGAGTTCCTTTAGGGTCGTCTTTTAGAATTAACTTTGCAATTCTCATGAATTCTTTAGCGTCCAATCTTGAGAATCTCATAAACAAATAATGTTGGATGTGTTTTTTATCTTCATCAAACAGTTCAATAGGATAAGTTTTTGTAAATTTTTCCCAAAAGATAGGTCCTAATCTTGAATCCCATATCTCGGCAGGTAATGTATCTTCCGCAGCTAAAACCATTTCAGCTTGTCTTGGGTCATCAGGTAAACCGTGTGTACCGAATATCTCATAGACACCTTTTACTAATTCGTGAACAAGTAATGGGAATGTTCCTGCTCTCGCCTTAACTGTCGGTGGGTCGGTTTGGTCATCAATTTCTGATTGTCCCATTTGTCCTCCTCCTGAACCTGCCATGGATTCCATATCAGGATATACCCAATACAAGTGTTCCATTAACGATTGTGTTACACCATATAAATTAAGTAGTCTTGGGTCTAATCTATTTAATTCCTGACCTACCAAAACATACATGTGACCTCCTTTGAACGCGGCGCCTTGAATTAATGAGTTTAAAAATCTTCTTTTTGCTCTCTCAAGGTTAAATTGTTCAAATGCGTCTGCAAATTCTTCTAAATCTTCTTTGTGTTTAAATGCTTCTTCAACATCCTCTTCATCAGGTTCTTGACCTTGAGTTTGCATTCCCTCCGCAGCTCCCATAGGACCGAAAACAAGTTTCGCGTCAAATTGTAAAGAACCTTCGGGAATACCTAATTCTTTTTTAACTAAGTCAACCGCCAAGTTTTCTAAATATTCTTTGTTTTGTCTTTCAATCGATGAGATTTGTTGTAAACCTCCCATTGCCATTCCCATTAATCTCATTAATGGATTAGGACCTTGTATCGCTCCTGTATCACCTAAATAACGTCTAACTTTTTCTACTGAATCCTTAAATCTTTTAGAAGCAATTAATTCAATAAAATCTCTATCCCCTTCAGGAATTGCAGGATGCTGATGGTATGGGGTTTGTTTCGAAGTGATTTTTCTTTCGATTCCAGGTTCCATTCTTTCAGGTCCTTCGTAATCTATCGGAGCTTCTTTTAATATTTTTTTAGTTTCATTTAATAATGAACGTTCTTTTTTTGTCAAACCCTCTGAAACTAATTTTTTTTCCAAATTAGATTTGGTTTTAAGTACTTTTTCCATTTTCGCGTTTAAACTCATTTTTACTTTAAATTAATTCCGATTGATTTAAATGACAACCAATTAGGTAATTCTTCTTTACCCGCCTTTGGTGCTGGTTTAGGACCTGGCTTTGGTCTATAAGGGGTATCAGGAGTTGTCGGTTTTGTTGGTGTTTTTGGTTTTGGTGGTGCAATTGTTGGTGACCCTTGTTCGTTAGTCTCTTCTTTATTTGCTTTAGGATTTGGTTTAGGTCCTGGTTTTGGTTTATAAGGATTGTCACGTTCTCTTTCCTTAGTTCTTTCCTTTTCCTTGGTTCTTTCCTTTTCTTTAGTCCCTTGTTCAGAAACCAAAGATAAAAATTCTTTTTTAGACATTTTTGGTGTCAGATGTTTTTCCAATATATTCATAATTCCTTTTTCTAAGTTACTTTCAAATTTTAAACTTGGACTAATGTCAGCAATTTTATTTTGCATATTTTTGTTAAACGCATTTCCAACCATATCCATATAGTTTTCGTTAGTTTCTTTTTTCTTTTTGTATTTTACTGTTTTCTCAGGGTGTAACTTTTCAGGTAATTTCTGAAACTGTTTTTTAGATGTCTTATCTGAAAACTCTTTAGCTTTTTTACACCATTCTTCTTTTTGTTTACCTTTACTTTTATCACATTTTGCCCAAAAATATTTTTGTTGAGCTTTAGACGCAAATTTTTCGGTTAATTCCATATTAGATAACGCTAACGCCATTTCGTCATCACCTTTAGCACCTAATGATAGTGCAATATCATCATTTTCCAAATCGTCAGTTTCTTGAACGACCCTCATTCCACCATCAGGTAAAGGTTGTAATTGACCCCCTTGTGGAATATTTATTGATTGTCCTTTACTCTTCATTGTGCTAACCTCTCCTGATGTATAATCAGTATAAGTTTTGGTCTCAGTTTTGGTGGTGGCTTCTTTAAGTTCTTTTTTAGACTCAACAAGTTTTCTGTATAAAACATTCACTTGTGATTCGTTTAATTCACCAAGAAGATTACCACTAAAACCATGGTTTAACAAATGTAACAATTTATCGTTAGTTTTCATAAACAACTTTCTTTTCAAATTCTAAAACGATGTCTCGTTCATATAATTTATCTTTTACGGAAGATTCGGTTTCCCCAAATCTGAATACCAATCTTTTATTTAATTCAAAATTAACCTCATCAGATTCATTTTCCCAAGCCAATGCAATAACTCCGTCAACCGCATCGACCATTGATAACCAATCGGATTTTTGAATCACTGAAAAATTAATTATATCGTGTTTCAATACTCCGACTTTTTTTATGTGTTCTAAATCAGGTGGTAAAGGATAACCATTTGCGGGTTTTGATTCCCAAGATTCCCCCCATATGTCCTCTATACTATCTGAGAAAATAAATTCGTAAATATTATCTCCTTTATAGTTCGGTCCTAATTCATTCACATAAATTAAAAAACTCATATAATACTACCTTTTGGTGTTACTTTAAGAGTTTTATTCTGTACTTCAAAAACTAAACATTTGTTATTTTTATTTTTTCCAACAAGTTTTGCGTTAGGGTATTTTTTTACCAACTTTGCTGAAGCAACTTCTTGGGAAATACTTTCTGACAAACTTTTAATTCTTTGCCTTGTCTTATTAGTTTTTTCAGTTTCAATATTTTTTTCTTTTTTCTTTTCTTCCAACATCAATCTTTCTTTTTCATCAATTTTGAAATACTTAGTTAATACTTTTTCTACCTTAGACTCACCGAATAAACCTTCAATCATCTCTTCCATTCTACTAGCTTCTTCGTCTTTAATACCGCGGTGTTTAAGTTTAGAAGTTGCTCTACTTCCACCTGGTTTTCTATGTCTTGGGTAGTCGTCCTCCATATCGTCTTCTTCAGTGAAAAAACTTGCAACTAAATTTTCCTTTTCTTTTTCACTCATGAAATCATCTTCTTCCGCCATTTCACCTTCAGGTTGTGGAGGTTCAGGAGCTTCCATACCCATTTCTTCTTCTCCACCTTCAATTCCCATTTCTTCTTCTCCACCTTCGAATTTAGACATAATTTCATCTCTATCTTCTTCATCTAACGAGTTCAAATCTAAAGCCGATAATACTGAATTAATAACGTACTTTATATCCTTAGATGTCATTTCATTTTCTTCGTTAGATAAAAATGTTCTAATTTTTTGACCTAATTTACCTGTTAGTTTTTGGATAGTTTTAAACGTAACCTCTTCTTCATCGTCTTCCATGTCTTGAGTATCGACTTCATCTTCCATTCCCATGTCATCTTCCATTCCCATATCATCAGTAGGAGCGGGTGCAGGAGCAGGTGCAGGTGCGGGAGCAGGAGCGGGTGCGGGAGTAGGTGCAGCTGGGGCTGGCATCTGTTCGTTAGTTTCGTGTTTTAAAAAGTATTTTTCTTCACCTTCACTTTCAGTGAATAAAGATAGATTTTTGTCAAAACCCTCATTAACATTAACTTCCTTTGCAATTAAGTTCAATCTTTTCAAAGCTTGAGAATATGAAGAAAAATATCTTCTATGTTTCATAGGTTCAATATAGTCAGATGTAGACTCATTCAACCCTTTTTTAATAACATACCCATTTTTTTCTTTTACAATTTGATATGTGTTACCGTCTGATAAAATTTTCTTATATTCTGAAGAAGAATCCTCATTAATAGGTTTTGGTATATATTCGTTGTATCTGGCAATTTCAATCATACGATTGATTTTTTCCATTCCTTGTAGTTTTTCACTACCAATTGGTTTTAAATCTCCCATTTTTTGATTTTTTTTAAAAAATTATTTTATTAATAAATATATCATAAACTTCATTTATCATTTAGAATTAGGCTATATTAGTTGCAACGTCAAACTTTTCTGACGCGGCAATCGCATTAGACCTATGACTACTTACACCTCCACCCGCATTTATATCCGCAAAATATGTTGCGGCATCAACTTTATCTTTAAATTTAGGGAAGGTACTTGCGGGTTTACCTTTAGTGAAGAAAGCCACCGCGACTTGAGCGGCGATGTCAGGTTCATTAACTAAATCAGGGTTACCAACCAAGTCTTTACCAATCATGTTACCATATTTTTCATAATTCTTTTTACCTGTAAGTTGGTTGAATCCTCTACCTCTATATCTCCATCCGTCACCTCCTCCTTGGTTACCAACAGTTTTTGCATACACTACGTTAAAGAATTTCTCAGGGTCGCTCTTCAAGTCGTTTAATTCACTATCAGAGTATTTTGCAACCCTTGAGCCGAAAATACTTCTAATTCTAGAGTTGGAAGTCCCTGCGTATGATACCTCTGATTTAGGTTTGAACCCAGATTCTTTTGAAATTACGGATAATATACCTATTTGAGCTAATGGGTCAGTAATTCCTGTTTTGTTCATGTAGTCAATCATAAGTTTGATGTTATTTTTTTGAACTGCATCAAAATTACCTACCAATTGAACATCTCCTGTAGAAATGTTTGATGTGTCAGGGTTACCTTCAATTTCAATCCCTGACATGTTAGAGTCTTTAAAGTTTTTAATTGTTAAAATCGAAAATAATTTCGTTAAATCTTCTTTATTTAAAACTCCTGTTTCAGTTAAACCATATTTTTGTTGGAATTCTTTAACCGCTTGTTCTGTTTCAGGACCAAATTTTCCGTCAACACCCCATTTAGGTAATAAGAAACCTAAAAACTGTAAACCTGTTTGTATCAATTCAACACCTCGTTCTACTGGTATTGAAGACTCTACACCTTTTAAATTTTTATATTCTTTACCACTTGAAAGTAAATCATAAAACTCTTTCATGATTTTGTTTTCACCACTTTCAATCTCAGATAAATTTTTGTTAACCTCATCTTTATTAACTGATGTGAATTCAGATTTATTTAGTAAATCTTGTAATGATGATACTATAGACGTATTAACAGTTGTATTATCAACGGGGTCTGTTTTTTCAGTTGTTGAGGGTTCTGAAGTTTCCCCTTTACCTGTAAAAATTTTATCTGAGTTTACTAAAAGTTCTCTTAAATGCCTTCCTCTTGGTAAACCGATGTGAACGTGTTCCATACCTTCATGTCCAACCCATTCAGAAATTACCCCTATATAATCTCCAACTTTTACACTATCACCTTTTTTTAAATTAACATTTTTTAAATGAGTATAAAAAATATCAGGAAAATTATTATCACCAGATATTGAAACTTGTGTTCCAAAGATTTTTCCTGAATTTTTGCCCGTATCCCTAATTCTTGAAACAACTCCGTCAGTATATGAATTTACAACAGTACCTGGTGGAGAAAAAATGTCCCAAGCGTTGTCTGACTCCCAATTACCAAGAGCTCTACCACCGTGGTTTCTAGGTCCGTTTTCTAAATCGGTTTTAAATGTTCCTCCGATGTTTGTTGTTGCTTCTTTAAGGGATAATTCTTTATCGGTGTGTTTTGTCTCAAAATCGAAAAGTTTTTGAATATAATTGTTTCTTCTTAAAACTTTGAACACTAAATTCTCATCTGAATACTCTCCACCTTTTTCTAATCCGCAAGTTCTATATTTTTTAATTTTATCTTTATACTTATCAATTAATTTTCTTGCATCATCCAACGGTTCACCTTTTGCAGATTCAATAACACCATCAATTATTTTCATCCATTGTTCAGATTTATTCTTAATTAATTCGGTGTCAATTTTAGGATTTTCTTTTTTTGGTTTTGTAATCCATTCATTTTTTAATACCGAAAAAACTCCACTACTAAAATGAGTTTCAGATTCGTCTTGTACATACAATTCTACATCATAACCAAAAATTGTTATGTCGTGTTTATCGTTAAATAAAGTTTTTTTTAATTTGAATAACTCTTCATATAGGGGTAACTGAGCTGCATTAAATTGTTCGTAATCTACCAATATATGTAAATCAATGTCCGAAAAATTAGACCAATTGTAATTAGCTAATGAACCTGTCATTATGATATCTGAAACAATGACATCAACTTTTAAGAATTCGATAAATTCATTGGATATTTCCAATAATCTATTTCTAACTTTAGGGTTAATAATAATATCTCCACCCTTTTCTTTCCAAATTTTAGGGTTTAATTCATCCCTAAGATGAAAACTTTTCAATATTGATTTTAAATTACTCATTAAACATAAATATTAGAGTAATTTTATTTGTTACAGTTTCTTGTATTTAAATATTTTTGAGATTTTTGTACTGAAAAACTTACCTTGGGATTCTGAAACTCTAAACTGTGTATAAAGTTGGTGTGGGATTTCATCATATTCATAACGAGCCCCGTTATTAAATTCAACAATTAATTTTTTGGTTTCAGTATCATATTCGGTTTTAGCCAAATTACTTGACTTGATTTCATTCAAAATCTTCGTCCCAACTATCTCTTCTTTTACTATCGCCATCTTCTAATGGTATTTCTAAATTTATTTCTTTTAATTTATCTTGAAGATAATCAACAAACTCATTATGGTCAATATCAGGGAAAAAACCTTTTAACTCAGAAAACAATTTACTGTGTAAGGAGCTGAACTTTTGAAAGTTTCTCATAATATCATTTGGATAATATGGGGGTTTTTCTAAATCTTTTTCTGTCCATCCTTCTCTTTGAAACGCTCTTCTTAACTCTCGATATGTTTCTAAAATATCTTCATCGGATTTTAAGGTCTCAATATATTTTTTATAATGTTTCATCATACCCATACTTATAAATATAAGATTATTTGAGTTGAAATTACCAAATTAAAGATTATACTTTAAAAAAAGACTAATATGATAGAATCGAAAGATAATGATGGGCAAAATAAAAACAGAGGTAACGAGAGTACCTCTACGCCAGTTTTAGATAATTTCAGTCGTGATTTGATAAAATTAGCTGAAGAAGGAAAATTAGACCCTGTTATAGGTCGTGAACAAGAGATTAATAGAATCGCACAAATTCTTTCAAGAAGAAAGAAAAATAACCCAATTATTATAGGTGAGCCAGGATGTGGTAAAACTGCAATCGCAGAAGGATTAGCAATAAAAATATTCAATGGAGAGTGTCCACGTAATTTGATGGATAAAAAAATTGTCTCATTAGATATGACATCTATTGTCGCGGGTACAAAATATAGAGGTCAGTTTGAGGAAAGAATGAAAGTTATTATCGAAGAACTTCAAAACGCACCAAACATAATTGTATTTATTGATGAAATTCATACCATAGTTGGCGCAGGTAATTCATCAGGGTCATTAGACGCTTCGAATATTTTTAAACCCGCATTGGCAAGAGGTGAGATACAATGTATTGGAGCGACAACATTAGACGAGTACAGAAAAAACTTTGAGAAAGACGGAGCATTAGAAAGAAGATTTCAGAAAGTTATAGTTGATTCCGCGTCTAAAGAAGAAACAATTCAGATTTTAAAAAATTCAAAAGAAAGATATGAAAATTATCATAAAGTAATCTATTCTGATGAAATTTTAAATCTATGTGTTGATTTGGCTGAAAGATATATTACAGATAGAGAATTTCCTGATAAAGCGTTTGACATTTTAGATGAGGTTGGAGCTAGAAGTCAGGTTGAGGTTAAAATTCCTGAAATAATTGAGAAACTTAAACAACAAGCTTCTGATATAAAACAAGAAAAAATTGAAGTTGTTAAAAAACAAAACTATGAAGAAGCCGCAAATCTAAGAGATAAAGAAAGACGAATATTAGATAAATTAGATTTGGAGAAAAAGAAATTTGAGTCCGAGCTAACTAATTCTAAAAAAGAAGTTACGGAGGACTTAGTTTATGATGTGGTTTCTAATATGACTAAAATTCCTGTATCTAAACTAAATTCAAATGAGACTCAGTTGTTATCAAAATTAGATGAAAGTCTAAATAAAAAAGTAATAGGTCAGTCTGAAGCGGTTACAAGAATTGCTAAATCAATTAGAAGAAATCGTTTAGGTATTAAAGACCCTAACAAACCTATCGGCTCATTTATTTTCTTAGGGTCAACAGGTGTTGGTAAAACATATTTAGCAAAACAATTAGCGAAAGAGATATTCGGTAGTGAAGACAATATGATAAGAATCGATATGTCAGAATTCCAAGAAAAACATACAATATCTCGTTTAATTGGTGCTCCTCCAGGATATGTCGGTTACGATGAAGGAGGTCAATTAACTGAACAAGTTAAGAACAAACCGTATTCAGTTATTTTATTTGATGAGATAGAAAAGGCCAACAAAGACATATTTTCTTCATTATTACAAGTTTTAGATGATGGACACATAACTGACGGTTTAGGTAGAAAAATTAATTTCAAAAATTGTGTTATAATTATGACATCTAATATTGGAGTTAAAAAATTACAGGATTTTGGTACAGGTGTCGGATTCAAAACGTCCTCAAGTTCATACGTTGAGGAAGAGCATAAAAGAGCAGTTTTAAAGAAGGAGTTACAAAAATTTTTCGCTCCTGAATTTTTGAACAGAATTGACGAAGTAATAATTTTCAACACTCTTAAAAAAGAAGAAGTTAAACAAATTGTTAAATTGGAGATGGATAAATTAATTTCAAGATTAACTAATTTGAAATACAAAATTTCATATTCTGATGATGTTTTGGATTTAATTTCTGAGGTTGGTTTTGATGAGACTTATGGTGCAAGACCATTAAAAAGAGCAATACAAGATAAAGTTGAGGACTTTATTTCTGAAGAAGTTCTTAAGGGGTCAATAATCGAGGGTAATTCTTATAGTCTTTATGTTAAAGACAATGAAGTAAAACTTAAGGAAAAAAAGGTAAGAACAAAAAAAGGGGAATAATTTCCCCTTTTTTATTACATGAACATTCGATATTGATTTCCTTTGGGTTCAATATATCCGTGTTTACTATAACCCAATTTTTCAATCATTTTTTTTCCTGTTAAAATACCATTATAAACATCCTCAACAACAACATACTCTTCTCTTGTGTGATAATTGTAATAACCAATTGCAAAATTAATACAAGAAAAATCAAATTTTTGTTTTAGTGCATAAACATCAGTATATGGGTGAGATTGATATTTGTTTCTATTATCAAAATTTTCGGTTAAAACCTCATCACAAGATTTAAAAAATTCACTATTTCTATCAAATAATTTTGTCCCCATGCAGTATTCCGAAACCATAGAATTTCCAGGAGCGTCAAACTGAATTGCATAACCAACATTAATAAAGAAATTTGAATCCGCGTTTCTTGAACCATGACAACCTGTTTCTTCTGATACAAAAAACGCGGCTTTCAGATTTGGTAATTCCTTTAGTAATTCAAGACAGGCGTAAATCCCACATTTGTCGTCACCACCAATTCCTGTAGGTAACCCTTTATCATTATACGCCTTCAATGAAGGTTTTAGGACTTTTTGTTCGTTGGGTAAATTTTCTTCTCTAATGTTTATTGAGTCTAATTCGTGTACAGTATCTGTATGGGACACAACACAAGGGAAATATTCGATATTTGGGTCAGTTTGTTTTGTTGCATAGATGTTGAACATATCATCAACTTCAAACGGTATATTGTTTTCAGTCAACCAATTTGTTATAAATTCAACCATCATATCCTCTTTGTAAGTTTTACTAGGGATTGATAGGACATTTTTTAAAAGTGTGTAATCTCTTTGCATGATACAAAGTTACAACTTTTTCCGAGATTTCAAAACTTTTCTTTCAAATAATTCAAAATTATATAAAAAAGAATTAAATTCATCAAGAGTTAAACTTCTATTTTTTGTAGATTCAAATTGTCTTTGAGTTACAATATTTATCTTATTTGTTTTAGGGTCAATTGAACGAATGTTAAATTTAAGGTCTTTGTCTTTTGGTGTAGGATACCATTTATCAAAATCATAACGTTTCCTAACTTCAAGATTAACATATTTAAATTCATCTAGGTTTGAGAATCTGTCACTACTTTCTACCTCTTCTATCATTTTTTCAATCTGAGATAGTGCGTAATTATTAAAGGATTCAGTATCAAAATCGTCACATCCATACTCATACATATATTCTTCATAAGGTCCAACATTTAATTCGTGTCCTAACTTGGATAACAATTCTTGTAAAGTTAAATCAGTATCTTTATAAAGTTTATAAAGTGATAATAAAACATTAACGGTAGTAACATAACTGTGGAAAGTATTTTTTTCAAATATACCGTAATTAACAAATGGATTTGATAACTCATTTGTTATTTCTTTTTCTGCAGTTCTTGACATACACTGTTCCTTTTCAGATTGAAAGTCGTCAACTATATTTTCCGTTAATCTTGGAAATGTATCCATTAATAATTTAGAAATTTTTTGAGCGGTTTCATCATTAAGGTCTTTTACATTAGGTATAAAATAAGAAACTAACTCAAACAATTTTTCTCTTGCTTCACCATTTATGTCGTAAATTAGATACCCCTCATTCCAATCTTGATACGCATAGTCAGAATGATAAAATCCCATTTCATAGCTCCCATAATAAGAATATAAATTTCTTAAAAACCATATATCATGTTCACCTAAATCAAAAAGTTTAAAATAATCTTCATTATCATCAAAAGTTAATTTAACCATACTTTTACCAGGTGATTTTTCATTAAATTTAAATCCCCCTATTAAATCATCATATCTACCTAATGTGTGTTCAGGATATTTTTCACCGCTTTGTATTTTTTTTAGTAATTGGTATATATTTTGAACGGGTATTGTTTTGTAAACAATATTCTCAATCTGAGGGAATTGATTAAACAACTCTGAAGATTTTATTTCTTGGTCCTCGTCATCTAAATAATGTACCCCATATTCTCCAACACTGATTACATATGATTTTGTTGGTAACCATTGATTACCTTTTTTATCAACTACTATAAAAGTATCACCGTATTTGTGAGTACCCCATTTTTTCCATAGAAATGGAGGGCCGAAGTATTTCGCAGATTCATATGAAAGACATTTTAGGAAAATAACCTCATCATCTTCATACAAGATTTTACTACCTTCGTAGGCTTCGTTTTTTAATTCTTCTTTTTCGGACATATTTATACAAATAAATACACGAAAGATTTGGTATTAATCTTTTTATTCGTATATTTGTAAAACAAAAGTTCTTTAACATATGGGGGTAACTCTGGAATTGACTGGCATAGATAGTCATTCGGGGCACGTCAGGGACGAACTAACCCTGTCAAAATGGTTCAAAAACGATAAACGGCAACGTTATCAACAAACTTTCTGCGGTAGGTCTTATCCGTACTGAGGAAAGCGTAGCAGTAGCCTAATTGAATTAGGTTACTAAAGGGGTCGGCAGACATATAACCTTGCAACAGAAGTCGTAGTTGTGGTGGATTACTATTGAACCCTAAATCGAATGGTAACCATTGTTTGTTGATTTACGATGGTGAAGAACAAATCAACTATTTTTGGAACATTAGAAAATGTTAACCTAAGCGTGTAGTCCTTAATGGGTAATGTGAACAGGACTTGGGTTCGAGTCCCAATACCTCCACCAAATTAAAAACCCACCAATCGGTGGGTTTTTTTATTTTAATAGTGTTATATGTCCGTAGGTTTGATGGAATCTATTATCTACATCTTTCCATTGTAAACAATAAACATAAACACCATCTTGACACATTTTACCATTGTAAGTTCCATCCCATCCGTAATCCAAATTGTAGGACTCAAAAATAATCTGACCCCATCGGTTTACTATAAAAAAATGCTCATCAAAGTAATTGTAACCTTGTGGTTTCCATACATTATTAATTTCATCACCATCAGGTGTAAAAGTATTTGGAGCCCACATTGTGGTGTTAGGACATTCAACTAAATTTACAGTATAGTATACCATATTTGAGGGACATAAATCCTCTCCTTGTATCGCACTTAGTTGGTATGACCCGATAGAGTAATTACTCCAATTTACTGTCAAACTAGTTGTTGTAAAAATTTGACTGTCTAAAGACCAAGATATTAAACCTGATACTGTAGATTGAGTACTATAAGTAAAAGTTAAATCATTATCCTCACATTTCTCAATAGTTTGTTGAGAGAACAGACTTGATGAACATACCAATGATAATATAAGAAATAGTTTCTTCATACTTAATTGTGTTGTATTGGGGATAAAACAGGAATTGGATTAACCGTTACTGAAGTGGTAGTTGTAAATGTACAACCGTTTTGTGTTACCGTGTAAGTTATGTTAAATGTACCGACACCACTTGTAGTTGGACAAAATTGATTACCAACAACACCTGTTCCTGACCATGTACCTCCAGCAGGTGTTCCAACTAAATTAACACAAGGGTCGTTAGAGCAAAACGGACCTATTGATGTTATTGTTGGGTTAATCTGTAAAATAAAAACATTTAAATTTACAGGAGTACTTACACAACCTCCAGGACCTGTAGCGGTTACAGTAACTGCATTTGTAATCAACCCAGGACCTGCGGCAGACCAATTGACATTTATACTATTTGTACCCGCTCCACTCGTAATAACACCTGGTGCTAAAACAGTCCAAGTATAAGTGTATCCCACTCCCAAAGAAGGGACTTGGTAAATTGACCCTGAAGTATTGATACATACAGTGTCGGGATTAGTTGTTGTTAATTGACCATAACTTATCATGGAAATTAACATTAGTAGTATTGTGAGAAATTTTTTCATTTTTTTCTTTTTTATATTTTAGTTATGACTTATAGGTCCAACAATTGGTGGTGTAGGGTTGCTTGTTCCGTTGTAAATATTAAATGGTGTCGCCAAATCACACGAAGTACTATTCCAACTTCCCCATAACCCATCTGAACCAGGTGTAACTTGTATTAATAAATTTTGTGGTGTACATAAAGTGGATACTGTTACTTGAAAACAAAAAGTCCATACACATGAACCATTGTCCCCAAAGTCATTCGCAGGATTACCATCAATAGTTAAATCAAAGAAATATCCAGGACCTATAGGACCCACAGGTGTAGGACATGATGTCATCCAAATCCATTGTCCTCCTGAAACCGCTCCTCCACAATTTGCGGGTGGAGATACGGGTGTTAATCCTGTCCATCCAGGACCTAAAGTTAAATCAAAACCCTCAATCCAATTGGACCCCGTTTGAGTATACCCATTCATGGTATAACATACGTTAACTACAGTACCAGGAGTATATCCACCAACAGGTGGTGTTGGGGTTAGTGTAAAAGTTTGAGCCCCATTACACTGACTAAAAACAGGTAATGATAAAAGAAAAAATAATATAGTGAAAATCGTTACCTTCATTACTATAAATACGAATATTTCACTATAAAGTTGTCTGTTATAAACAAAAAAAGGGAGAATATTGGTGGTTAGTCAATTTCTCCCTTTTAACCGTGGAACTTTCTCTGTCGGTAAGTCCAACCCGATACTTTTGTTAGTGAGACAAAAGTAACCATTGTCGTATGGTCGAGTTTGTACAATTTAAACGTCTATGTTTTTTATCATTTTTTCATATTTAAACACCTACTAAAATTTTTGTGGTTATCACAGAAATCCACATCTTAAAAAAAGGTGTCGTACAGTTTTCTGTCTATTGCCAGACAAAGTCATGTCGAGGACTCAAGCGGCGCTCTTATTTCCTTTACTTTTTTCCTTAAGGGTAAAAATGTGTGACAAAGAGTCTGAACCATCACGAATAAAACCCTGATTGTTCTGTTTTGTTCTCAGTTTAAACTCATGTTAGGTGTGATACAATTCTAAAGAACACCTATCGGAGTCACTTGTTGCGGGAGAAGGATTCGAACCTTCGACCTCAAGGTTATGAGCCTTGCGAGCTTCCACTGCTCTATCCCACTATATGGCTAAGGCTGAGATTATACCTTTTATTTGAGAACCTTTCGAGTCATTATTGCTTCTACTCTTATCCACTTCCTTTTGAGAAGTATTTCTCAGTGACGGTCTTTTAGGTTTACCACTCCTTGAGGTCTTGGTTACTCTCTTATTACTCAACTCTCTTCGAGGATGCCTCCCCAATTAATCCTTGCGGGATTAGAGGTCTTTGGTAAAACTACACTCGGACTTGGGGTCTTTGTGTGCAATGAACGGCTCATTACTATGTAGTCACCTTTCACCAAAACCTGGTAGACACTTTTCCTTAGATTTCATAATTAATAGGACTTAATTTTTAGTCATAAGTTTTGTGTCGTGGATGTATCGAAGTAGTGGTCTACCCTAAGCTCAGTCATCTTTTGAACAACTGAATACTAAACTACTCCGTGAGATGTCCCCACCTCCATATTTCAAGTTTACTTCGTACCAAGACCTTGGTGGGTCTTTGATAAGGATAGTAGCGACACCACTCGTTCTCTATCTTACCTTTCGGTTTTAAGTCCACTTTCATATTGGAACCCGCAATTATGTAATTGGATAACTACACCTCTCACTTGATTCCTATGGGTTATTCTTATTGGTGTTCCCACCTCAACCAAACAATCCACATTGCTTGGTCACCCAACCACTTTCCCTAAAGCGTCGCCCTCAGTACTGAAGGTCGGGTGATATCCCACTTGTATACTCGAGTTCGGTTTCCCAAACCGCAGAATCATCAACACGGGTGATTCCACTTTATCCTACTTTCGTAGTTTATTTAACGACCATATACGGCCGATTATCTTTTACAGGTTATCATCTCCCCGAAGGGGTACTTTCACCTGATGGATAATTCAATCTTTCAAAGAACTCTATCGGACGTTTCCGATTTGTTTTACAAAGTTAAGAACAATTTTTTTAATTTCCAAATTTTTCTCAAACTTTTTTTTCGGTTATTATAACTGTTGCGGTAACATGTCTCATTTACACTTTAAATGCGAAGGATTCCCGTAGTCACTTTCCTCACATACAACAGTAGCCCTACGGACCTAGACTGTTTCTATAACCAATTTTTTTAAAGAACTCATCGGACATTTCCGATTTGTTTTACAAAGTTAAGAAGAACTTTTTAATTTTCCAAATTTTTCTTCAACTTTTTTTAAGATACTACGTATACATCGTCAGTACCGTGAAATTTAGCTCTTGCCATTGCAAGAACGGCACTACAAGTGTAATACTTCACACCATCATTCCCATAGTAGTAGAACAAAGGTTCGTCAATTACTTGTGTTTCGTTACTCATGTTTGAGTTTTTAAACAGTTAATACTCGGTTAATTCAAAGAACTTTTTTTCAAAAGTGTTTTACAAATATACTAACTTTTTTTTGTCTGTCAAGAACTTAAAAAAAATTTTATGATAAAGGGGTATTTTCTTGACTTATCGGTAAGTTTCACCTATTTATTGGTCAAATAAAACAATATAAATATGAAAAAAGTAACATTAGCATTTTTGATTGCAACAGTAGCTTTGATTAGTTCATGTGGGTCTAACGAGACTAAAACTGAAACTCAACCAACTGACAGTACATTAACCGACACAATAGTTGTGGTAGATACTGTTAAAGTTGACACTGTAAAAACAAAATAATTTGTACCCTCAGAAATGAGGGTTTTTTTTTAAAATTTAATGAGGTTTTTAATTCTTTTTACATTCTCATTAATTTTTTCTTCCTTTTCTTCTTTTTTAGTTTTTTTAACCAAATTACCTTTAAAAGCTGAGCCGACAACTGAAAATGGCGCTGCAAATAAATTCATCATTCCTCTATATAATGCGGGGATATCTTCGTCAGTTGAAAGCCCTAAATCAACACTTAACTCACTCTTTTCCTTTTTTTCTTTTTCAGATTTTTCCTTTTTTTCTTTTTCAGATTTTTCCTTTTTTTCTTTTTCAGATTTTTCTTTAGTTTCTTTATCAGGTTGTTCCTTACTTTTAAAATCTTGAAAGAAAAAATCTAAATTTTGTTTAAAACCTAATTTATCTGTAATAGAAAACTCAATAGGTTTGTCTCCAAAAAACCCTAAAATATCTCCTTGTAATACTCTATACCCTAAACTAACATAAAAATTTACAACTCCTTTTATTTTGGAGTAATATTTTGTTCCGTTTACATTGTGTTCAATTTCTATAGTTTGGTCTAAAGGATTGATATTACTAACCACCCCTGCAAATGGTGATACAACTCTTTGATTTGGGTAAGAATTAATAACCATTACTTTAGAAGACGATAAAAAATTATCTATGTTACCCAATGGGGCTGGATTTATAAATTTCATAGTTTCATAATACCTTTAATTCTCTCAATTTCAGTTATTACTTTTTTATTAGTTTCTACCGATTCTTTTTGAGTTAATTTATTGATTTTATCTTGCATTTGTTGTTTTAATGGTTCTAATCCAGATAAAAATGGTGACATAAACCCATAAGCTCTTTTAACATCTTCATCAGAAGATGGAACGGCAGAATTTGATGGGGTTGTTGAACCTGTTATTGCAACAGTACTTGCGGTTGTTGTTGTTTGAGTTGTACTTTGAGTATTTTTAGAACTTCCTTCAGGGTCACCTTCTCTATATGAAATGTGAAAATGTCCTCCTGTTGCCATCGAAGTTGGGTTTGTATATTCATCAATATAATTAAACCCATTGTATCTAGATTTATATTGATTCAAAAGTTGTTTAAATGATGAATGACAATTTTGAGGTAACACCACGTCAACCGCCTCTCCTTTAGTGTGTCTACTTGTGTATTTTGTAATACCTTTATGGAAAGCGTCATTACCTGATGTGAAAGTTAATTTACAAACTTTATTTTGGTCTATTTGGGTCCATTCTTTTACAAAAGAATCCATTATATTTAAAAAATCAGGCTGAATATCTCCTCCCGATGTTAATTCAGAACCTTTTTCACTATGACCAAGAGATTTGAAACTGTCTCTAAATTGGTCTGCAGTTATTTCATGGATATATTTTTTCATTTTTTTTTATTCTCCTGATAAATGTGTCATTAGTACTCCACCTAAAGAAGATGCGTGAACCATTAAATGATTTATTGATTCCATATCTAATTTTGTTTTTCTTTTGGTGAAGTCTAAACCTAAAGTACCAATATACTTTTCATCAATTGTTTTGATTGCAAATAAATAACCTGACTTACATCCTGTGTCTTCAGCAACATATTTTAAACCATAAGTCGCAATAGTTTCATCCTTATAGTCAGGTATCTCAATAACATCATTATCTAACAATTGATTAATTGATTTACTAAATAAATTAACAGGAATGTTTTGAAAATTTGTTTGTATTGAATTGGTATTAGCACCTACTGTTTCATATATAACACTGAATTTCGCCATTGACCTTCCCGTTGGATAAAAATGACCTCCATTATGGAATTGAGTTACCCAAACTCTATCAGCATTAAATTCTTCTCTAATGTGTTCAATCTTAGATGTTACCAATTCACTAACTCTAAGAGTTTCTTTAACCATGTCAGGTTTTTTCTTATTTTTTTCTAATCTGTTTTTAACATACAATAGAATAACAGGACCTAAAATACCTGTAATAAACGCCACTATAACTTCCGTCGACATCAAATCCATTTTAAATCAAATTTATTTTAATAATAAATAGATTAAAAACAAAAAAAGTGTGACAAATGGTCACACTTTTAAAGTTTTCTAAATTCAGGTTTTAACATTTTCCATATTATTTGGTCATATGGTTTTCTATCCCACATTGCAAACATTACAGGTCTATAAGGCGGATGACAATTTTTCATCACATGTTCAGCAAACTGTTTTTTTGTAGGCTCAACTTCTATGTCATTATATTTCCCATATCGGAAATAATCATGAGATTTACCACAATATTCTGAAACTTGATAAAAAGCATATCTTAAACTCTTCTCATACTCTTTTATTTTTTTATAGAACTCGTCAGGAACATCTTTTAATAAATTTTCCATTTTTCCGCCAGTACTCAAAACCTCCCAAACTGAAGTTGTAGATAGATTAGTCATTATTTTATGGAGACGTAGATATTCTTCACCTTTTATTTTCATTCGGTCTCCATTAGAAAATTTGACGACATAACCTTCTTTATTATCAGGTATTGCTTGTTTCAAATATTGATAGTCTTTGAATTTATCAAACCGTTGTACAACTTTAAATCCTAAGTTGGATATTAAATTTTTAAACCTTATATCCTCACCCTCGTCGTATAAGTTTACTTCATAACCTGTTTTAGTTTCTATCATACCCAATAGAACCAAATCCTCAAAATCGTATTGACAAACTATTCTGTTTTCTTGATATATTATCTCAAACAGATAAGTGTAGTTTTTATGTAAACTATCATACTTATAACTTTTTAACATATCAGAACCTTTTATTGATTGGTCTGAAGTAAATGACCCTCTTGTTGCAAATACCCACTCACCACCATAATAAAAAAGTATCCCCAAAGAACCATCCATTTTTTCAAAAACTTCAAATTCATCAGTAGAAGTATGTTTTTTTTCTTCTAAATTAAAGAATTTTTTAAATGGTCGAGCAACCACATTACCTTTGTCATCAGTTACTAAACCTCTAGCTTGTAATGTTATTTCATCCCACAATCCTTCGTATTGAACTTTTTCAGAATAATTCCATATAGTCAAAGGAAGAGTTGGGTGTACTTGTTTGTACACCAACCCTTCATTATGATATTTTTCTAAAACTTCTAACATGTTGCAAATATACAACTATTTTTCGTTCAATAAAAATTTATTACTGATTGCCTTGAAACTAACAGTTCTATCGTAAGACCTAACAACTACACCTTCTCTATCAAAGTTAGAGTTCAACTCGGATTTATTATCCGCATATTCTAACATACCATCAATAGTTTTAGGTAACAAGAAATCGTAATCCAAAATAGGAACTGTTTTTAATCCCATTTTTTGTACCAACTCAACAAACTCTAAGAACGAAATGTTTTCTTGGGTATCGATGTTAAATCCGTTGAAAAATCTAACTGTTTGTCCTTTGATTTTGTAAGGGTTTCCTTGGATTCCTTCACCAATTAACTCTCCTTGTAAACAAATATTAAATTCAACATTGCTCATCAATTTCTCTAAATTCAATTCACGAGCAACTTTCCAGAAAGTATTTCCTTCAGTTTCCAATAACTCCAAATTACGAGAACAAACTCCAAACACACCATCTTTTAAGAAAAATGTTGATGAAGAACCATCCAATTTTTCAGTTACATAAAACTTATGTTTTGAAGTCACTTGGTATTCTTGATATTCTTTTGCCAAGTTTTGAACTCTTTCTTCATCAGTTTTACGGATGAAAGACGGGAACAAACCTTTTACCTTACCAGCTAATTCTGCGGGAACTGGTGGTTCGTATTTAACAATACCCAATACTTCAGTAACATCTTGTCCTTCATGGAACGCACCAAAAGGTAAAATGTGGATTGGTAAAATCAAACCCTGAGATAATTGACCTCTTAATCTAATTGTCTTTAAACGGAATCCTTCTTGGTCTCCCATTTTTTTATATGAACTCTTTCTCAAGAATTCAAATTCTTCCCTGATTGGTAAAAAAGAATCTACCTCACAGTAAACAACCAAGTCACCAACCTTATGGTTAACATCTTTTGCAACGACAACTTTCCATCCATCAATTGTTGCTAACTCAATTTTATCCGCACCTTCAATTGGGGATAAATCACTAATTTTTCGTATGCTCGTTAATTTTCTGTCCATATTAATCTTCTATTTCATCATCAAAATACTTCGGTTTCATATCTCTTGGGGGTTCAAATTCCCAAACCGCATTTTCAAATTCTGTAATCCATTCATTAACATCTTCTCTTGTCCAATGTGGAGCAAAGGAAGGACGGTACTTAAATGGTAAATTTTTACTTTCTTCCCACTCATCAAGTCGTTGTGTTACATCCTCAATAAGGTTTTTCCTTTTGGTGTGTTCAATCCATTGTCTGTAATCACCTTCTGAACGGATGTACATAACATCACCATAATTTTCGAATTCCATTTCAGGATATTCCAAGTTTGGGTTATTGGTATATACGTCAACAATACCATTATCTCCGTAATACGAATCACAAAGCTCCCTTAAAGAATGTAAACTTTTAGGTCTTTCTTCCCAAACACTACCAAACTGACGAACAGAACAAATGTAAAGATACCCATCATCATAAGAATGAATAAGGTTCTCAATTTTATTTCTCAAAGAAATAAGTTCGTTCATTGTTAGTTTAGTTAAATCCATATTACTTGTTTTCAGTTTTACTACCGTAACATTCAAGTTTATTATCCGTTACATTCCACAAATCTTTTTTACCCTCCGTCATATGACAATTGTGTTTCTTGCCCATTCTTTTACCGAACCCCACAATCATATCGTTATGACGATTCTTGATAAAATGAGGACATTCTTTACAGGGTTTTTTCATCACACAAAAATATATAAATTAATTAATGTTTAAAGGAAATTGATGTACATTTATTGAATCCAAGTTAATATTTTTTGAGTTTACAACCTTAGTTGCACATTTAGATAATTTCTTAATCATCTTTGATGTGATTTTTTCCAAATTATCCTCACTTGATAACTCAACACTAATTGTTATTGTCTTAAAATTTTTTTTCATAATTTACCCAATTCTTTTAAAAACATCAGTTAATCTTGTATACATCTCAATTGCAACAGGCACAGATAATAATGATATTAAGAAGTTATTAACATATGAATATACAGTAATAATATTGCCAATTGTAATGTCTATTGTTGTAATCCCCAATAATATAATGGAGATAAACAAAAATATATTTTTAATCAAACCAATCAAAAACCAATTTTTTCCTTGAATTGTTGAATCATATATATTCAATCTCCTCATCCGTTTGAAAAACAATATTGACTGTTCATACCCCTCCTCTAATGACTTAGCTTTCTTTTCGTTATGGTTATTTCTAACTCGTATTGATTGTTGGATTTTTTTATAGTAAACCATACCAACCAAAATAATTGAAATCATTGCAAAAGTCACCAAAATCCCAACTTTCCAATTTTCATAATATATGAAACCAATTGACCCTATAATTGTCACTATTGTTGCAATATAATAATGAACATAACCCTCAAGTACATGAACTATTTCATTCGCCATTTCAGTTCTAGCAACTTTTGTTGATGTGTCAGTATCATTAGTTTTTAAAAAATCGAATACAATGTTGTTGTAAATTTTAGTATAAACTTTGGTGTCATAAACCATCCTTTTATAATGAAAGAAAGTCGATAAGAAATACGACAATCCCAATAATACCAACCAATAATAAGTACCACCTAGCAACCCATCAATACTTTTACCAAGTAAAAATGGGGTTGCCAGAATAGATAGTTCAGTAAACAACATGAATAAATAAATCCATATCAATTCATATTTGAACTTTTTAAATATCTCAATAATTTTACTCATGCTTAACCAACGACTCCTTTCATTTCTTCAGTATGGTGGTCATCACCAATTTCAGATTTGATTGGTCGGTTTTTCAATAATGGAACACACTCACGGATTACGTGGTATGGTCGGAATTCAGGGTGACCATCCATTCCTACATCCATACGTTGACCGAGACCAAATCTTTTATTTGTTGGTAAGTGACAGTGACCGTGTAAGTGCATAACACCTTTGTTAAGACCATCCCAAGAACTAATTGGGTAGTGCATTAATTTGAAAGAGTAATTCCCAATAACAAGTGTGTCATAATACTCTACACTTTTAAACAACCCTCTAATACCATCTCGGTTTCTTTCGATGTGGTGGTCGTGGTTTCCAAGAACAAGGTGAATGTTTTTACAAACAATTCTATCCCAAAATTCTTTGATAGACTCAAACCCGCCAAAAGACCAGTCACCAAGACAAATCAAAATGTCATCTTGCATTACAACCTCGTTAATGTTGTTTACAATAGTTGCGTTCATTCTATCCAAATCAGGAAAATCCCTAGTTTGGTTAATAGGAACTGTCCCATCAGGTAAACGCCAATTCGTCACACCACGACAAATATTTTTGTGGTTGTAGTGAGGGTCTGAAAATATCCATACATCAGGAAATTTACCTTTTGATATTTCAGTTATTTTAATCATTTTTTAATTTTTATTTTGTAAGTAACTAATTAACATATTTGCGGTGGAATAGTTACAGGCTATTGGTGTATCAGTAACGTTACAAATCCTAACTAACATCTGAACATCTACTTCATGTGGATGTGCCGATAAAGGGTCAATAAAGAAAATCACACAATCTATTTTTTTATCAACAATCATTGAGGCAATTTGAGCGTCTCCACCCAAAGGTCCTGACACAAATCTTGTAACATCTAAACCAGCAAACTCAATATGTTTACCTGTAGTTCCTGTTGCAAATATACTAACTTTTTCTTTAAAAAATTGTAATCGTTTCATAATAAATGCCACCATATCGGCCTTTTTATTGTCATGAGCAATTACTGCAATATTGAATTTATTCATAAACTAATTCTTTGTTAAACCAATTAGGAGTTTGTCGGTTTTTCCAATTTGCAAAACCTGATTTAGCTCCCAAATAATAATTCCTATACGACTGAACAACGTCTTTAACTTTAAACTCATCAGGCATTGCTTTTGCGGGTTCTGTAAATCCTTTATCGGGGATATTAGGTCTATTTGAAATACACCACATAATAACTTCTAAAGATTTGTGACGTTTACCATAACGATAAGTGTACTCATTACACAACTCTAAACCAAGTTCACACAAATACAGATAATTTGACAAACTTTCACGAGCCCAAATCGCGCATGGATGATTTTTATGTGATAACTTGTACGGTACTTGGTCGGTTACTTGGTCGGTCATATGATGAACACCACACAATAGTTGTGCGGTCTCAAGTATCATCTTGACTACGTGTTTGTCAACATGATACTGAGCGCATTTTTTTACATCCCAATCTAAAATGAAAATATTCATTATCTTTCGTATTTTTGAAACACACAAACAAATTCCAAATCTTCAGTAACACCTTCTTCAGTATTAAACACTTTATGGAATGCCCCATCAGGAATTAATACAACATCCCCACTTCTTACAGATAAACGAGTTTCCTCAGTTTCAGTTTTAAGTAACATAATACCCGAACCTTTGATGAAGAAATAAACTTCCTCTAATCCTTCGTGGGAATGTCCTGTAGTTTCTTTACCAGGGTGTAACGTTGTTTTTGATAATACTAAATTACTCAAAAAAACATTATCTTCTACAATGTAGGTGTCATTATCTCTAATAACTTTTCCACCGATATCATTAATGTTTACTTTCATAATTAAAAAACATTTTCTATTGTATGTTCCCATTGAACTCTCACACAGTTTTGTGGTAATCTGTGGATATGTCGGTAGTTATTAATATAACCCATCATATTCGCACTACCAATCGCATTTGCTGAGTGAATAACAACATCAACAACGGGTTTACCATCCATCCATTGTTCAACCAACCATTTAGTACAATCCATACCAGTTTTTTCGGTAATATTATCATAATTTAATTCGTAATTATGATAAACATTACGATGCCATTCCATCATTGCAGTGTCACCCAAATCGTGGTCTAAAGATATTAGACTAATGTTTTCCAATCCAATCTCATTAACTTTATTCACGAAATCATCGTAAGAACGAACAACAACCCAATCTCTCACAATTGGAGTTCTTACGTCATCTAAATATATTTTTTTCTTTTCCATATCTTTATTATAATCTAATTTTATTGTCTAAACAATATGTGATGATATATTCTTTCAAATTTTTTATTGCGTTTTTAAAATCCACTTCTTCAAAGTCGTTTGGCCATCGTCTGTGTTTTTCATCTTCCTCAATCATTGAAGAACAACTTTGTTTAATCTCTGAGATTAACTGTTTTAATACCACAGTTTGGTCAATCACCTGACTGTTCTCAACAACTTGGTCTTCAAGTTCCTGAGTATAATCAATTAATTCTTCAACAGGACTTAAATCCATTAAATGTTCATTACCCCTGAATATTTGATTTATCGATTTCATTTTCAAATTCTTTCTTTAATTTTAGATAACTCTGGTATCTACGTTCTTTCGCCCATTTTTCATCTTGAGCGATTCTTTCTTGTCTATTATTATACTGTTCATCAGTTTCTTCAACTTTTCTAATAACCATACCTGAAAAATGACCATCGTAGGAATCATTATCAGAATAGTACGGCTCAATATAATCTAAACGAATAACATCCTCATCTTCAAATTCAATATGTTTAATATCCAACCATTGAAATGGGAAACCCTTATGTCGTTGATATATAATAGTGTCAACGTAAATTTTCTCTTTTGATTTATCTTCCATAAAGCAAATATACAAAACTTTTTTTATATAAAAAAACCCCATTAATTAAAATAGGGTTAATGTTTTTGTAAACTATTTATTAATATGAGGTGGTTGTTTGGGAATATAGATTTTTTCGTAAGACTATTTGTAATTCTCATTTCTTTACTTCAACCATTTATTCTAATTTATTTTTGTGGTGAATTAACTTCTTTATCCCAATATTGGGAAACCCCATTACAACCATTATTCATTTTTATAAACGCAACAACAAGTTATTTCTTTTTTGATTTGAAGGATTGGAAAATCCCGTCCCTTTTTCTGATGTTACTTACCGCATTTTCGGTTACTTTATATCCTGCAGTTCATAATCTGTTCGCAGTTCTTTTTTTTATATCCTGTCTGTACTCCCTATACACAACTAAACGATTTAGAATCTATACAATAATTTATTGTATTTCATTGATTATCGGTTTATTATTTGGTTTACTTTGGCTTGAGATTTTTGCAATACTTGTATTAACTGTGTATCATTTACACATTCTAGTTTATAAAGAATTTCTTTTAAATCAAAGAAAATAAAAAACCCCACCTATAAAGATGGGGAATCAAACATATTGGTTTGTTAGAGCCTCCGACAGGAATCGAACCTGCAACCACTTGATTACAAATCAAGAGCTCTACCAATTGAGCTACAGGGGCATTTGGTGGTGTGGGAGGGAATCGAACCGCTCGGCACAAGGAGTTTCAATCCTTTGCTCTACCTACTGAGCTACCGACACCATAAATAAAAGGTTCTGAATCGTCCCTGCATCAGTCCAGGTGAACCTTTTTGTTTTTCTTATATTTGATGTACGTTATATCCCTCACCGATATGACTAAGATTCGTTAGCCCATAGTAACCATCCACGGTGGGTTTCTACTTTCACACTCCGTCCATACCTACTAACCTAATCAAGTGAGTCATAGTCTTTCGTGTATAGCGTTCAGTGCTGCCCTCAGAACATCTTCACCCTACCCCCATAGTTACTTGGCGGGTCTCACTCGGAAGCCAGAGTGTATATTGTAGAATTGTTCAGTATTTCTACAACTTGTGGATTACAACACGACTAATTAAAGCCCCTTACCCTCTCAATCCATAATGAGGAATCCTTACCTAACCTGTGTAGCCTCCCCCATAGCCTTGAAGCCTTCAAGTCAGGTTCACACACCATAACAGTCGGATATCTCTGTTAATCGTGGGGTCTTTAGTCGCCGTGGGTTATCAGCCACATCGTGAAAGCTGCCCCTCACGCGTTGTTTAAAGGAATCCGATTGCAGCCTCATCCTACTAACATTACCACGGTTTCGTACCCAAGGTCGGACTCGAACCGACACGTCATTCGACATAAGTTCCTAAGACTTACGTGTCTACCATTCCACCACTCGGGCAAGTTGTTGGTACGATGGGATTCGAACCCATAACCGTGACGATATAAGCGTCGTGCTCTCACCATTGAGCTACGTACCAATTTTGGTACTCGGGGAGGGACTCGAACCCTCACGGCCGCATTGGCCAAGGGATTTTAAGTCCCTCGTGTCTACCATTCCACCACCCAAGCGTTTCAATCAAATAACATTACAAAGATATAAAAAACAAACCACAATTCCAACTACAATTCCAAAAACAATTGAAATAAAAGTTATCGCGCTTGCGTAGTCAACTTGGTCTTTGCGTTTACCTTGCCAATCATTTGGATTCCATTCTTTATTTTCCATTTTATTTATTTTTTCATTTCCTCCAACATTCTATCTAACTCTTCACCATATTTTTTTGACTTCTCTAATCGTTCTTCAGATTGTTTAATCAACTCCTGATAGTCAATTGATGGTTTTGACTTAAATAGATTTATTGTAATTAACACAATTAAACTACCAATCAAACTTCCGATAATCCCATACAATATCAATTCCATATTTTTACTTTTTGTAGTCAGGACAGGATTCGAACCTGCGGTCATTGGAGTATAGGACTATGTTCCACTCCTCAGACTATTCATAGTTAGCGTTTCCTCTCCGCCACCTAACTATATTTTATTGTTCACGTAGAGCACACAATCTTTTTTTCGTTTACTCTTAAAGACTATATCTTTATCTTCTTTAACTTGCCACCATATTCCTATCCAAGCATGGCATTTCTTTTCTATTGTATAATTCATAACTTTTAATTTTTTGTAACCGAGGACAGGAATCGAACCTGTACGAAGTTTACACCATTAAGGGACTTACACCCACCTTTCGGCTTTCTTTAAGCGTCTACCAATTCCGCCACCTGACTATTTCGGGAAGGGAGCGAGTAACTCCCTTTTATTCCCTACTAATTTTATTAGTTTTTTTGAACGTCAAAAACTCTTTCCATGTAAAAAAGACCTACTTTTTCTATACCCGAAACTATTAAACGGAGTTGTTATATTATACAAACTACTTAAAGTTATCGGTTTTACATCACGCCTAAAACCACCGTCTAACAACAGACCACGAAAAAGCGACTCGTAGTCAGGGAGGGATTCGAACCCACAATGAGCAACCTTTTCACAGGACTCGGTGCCATACCTCATTACGCTCCTGACTCCGTTTCAGTCTCTCCTGAACGTCACCCCTAACCCACAGGTATGAGCCCGTATCGTAGTATAGCTTGGTTGGCTAGATTTGGAAAAGTCACGGCCACCTCTGTTCCCAAACCATTTGTGTGATTAACGGCTAAATGTGGCTCGACCGATTACTCTCACAAAACCCCACCTTGAGATTACAGGTGAGTGGATATTCACAGTTTTCCTATTTCAAAACCCAACGTGTCTTACCACTTAAACGTCAATCCTTACTTGGGGGCGAGGAGGATTTTCCAGCCTTATTCCCAACGAGTACCCCGTAACGTGGTAGTACCAAATTCGTTAAGTCTTGAGAGAACTTAAAAACTCGGTGAGTATCTCTTACTCATTGACCACTGGTGGGATTTGAACCCCAAAGACCTTACGTATCGGTCACCCTCCTGTTCGTCCTATCCAATAGTAACTTTCAACAGTGGTTTTTAATCAATAGGGGAATTACAACATCCCTTGAACAGGTACTCCTATTGAAGTTTGTATCGCGTACGGGATTCGAACCCGTGATTTTCACCTTGAAAGGGTGACGACTTAAACCGCTCGTCTAACGCGACATTTAAAAAACCACATTACAAAACCATAAAGGTACAACTCCTGCGGTCGCGTTGTTCATTCAGTAAGATGATAGTGTTGGAGTACCCATCTCGCTCCAATCTTAACGGCATCTTCTGAGTTTTATCAGTGCACTGGCCGAGGGTGCTGACACTATGTTACCTTACAACTACTCTGTCGACTTTCATTGTAAGAGTGACCACTATCAATATTTTAAAAATGGTTGGGATTTATATGTGTAAGCATCATTACTCCATTGTTAAATGCTTCGTGAGTATACCCACGCTAGTCGGAGCAATCTAGTTCAACACATACTACCTAAAGTTTTCCCCCTCGCTTTAGTGTAATAAATCACAACCTTTCAAAGAACTTTTTCTCTTATTCGGGGGACGGAACACCATCACTTTAATACTTCCGTCCCCCTTAACAACATTACAAAGATACAACTTTTTTTTAAACTACAAAAAAACCGTAAGTAAAAAAATTAAAAAAATTATTCCCATGTATAGGTATACGATATTTTCTCTGTTTTTAATCAAAAATCTTTTTGTTTTAAAACCTAATCTCATAAGGATTCTTATTTCACCTCCACGATTTTGTAAGTTCCTTCCATCATACCGTAAGAAGACTCTTCATGAAATATATAAACTTCGGCAGAGTCAGTTTCTTTCATAGACCTTGTAAGATACCAAATCTGACTTTCTTTCCAAGTTACATTTACCAATTTTTGACCTTTAGGTAAGGTTAATGTACCTTCCCCTCCCCAATTCTTTACTCGCGAATTCTCAGTACAAGACGACATTCCAAATAGGGAAACAATTCCCAAGATAAAAAACACTTTTTTCATTTTCTTTTAAATTTAAATTAGAGCGGGTGGAGGGAGTCGAACCCTCATCCTTAGAGTGGAAGTCTAATATAATATGCCGTTATACGACACCCGCTTAGAGTGTAGTGGGACTGCAGTTCCCTGAGGCTTCTACACAAGTTGTTCCTCTTTATTTAATTACTTTTGTGAGACCCGCTCCTCACTCTGAACTTGTACTTCGTTCTTTTAAGCGTTTTTTTCAAACTCTCAATCAGATTATTATCTTGATTTACCTTTACAAAATTTCTTTTACCTGATTTGAGAGTTCCTGACAAAACTTCTCTCATCATTCTTTGTTTTACTCGTTTATTTGGTGGAGATAGTGGGAATCGAACCCACCTCACGTTGATTGCAAATCGACATCGCCAAAGCCTTGGTACATGTACCCCCATTTGGTAGCGGGTGAGGGATTCGAACCCCCGATTCCTGGCTTATGAGACCTGGCGGATAGACCACTTCCATAACCCGCGATATTGCGGTCTATGCGAGAATCGAACTCGCGGCACATCCGTGACAGGGATGTATGTTAGCCACTACACCAATAGACCTTACTTTTCAAACCAATATGTCAAAGAACATTACAAAGTTACAAAAAAATTTCAATTCACAAAACGTATAAAAAGAAAAAACCCATCTTTTTTGGAGATGGGTTTCAGTCAGTTTATTTCACGTCATATCATACCATCTCCGTTCTAAAACGTGTATCCGCTTCAGTCCCGCCTAAAAGTATGATATTTAAATTTTTCATTTTTTGCGTTGTTTGTTTTTTAATTAAATATATACAACTTTTTAAAAGTGTCAAGTTTTAGGTAAAATATCATATTTATTAATATGAGGTTGATATTAACAGAATCACAAATATTAATGTTAATGGAGGAGATTGAACCCTCTAAAAGCGCGGTAAACAATATTTGTAAATCCAAACAATTCTGTAGTGCTCAGGGTAAAATAACATTCGGTCAACTAAAGGCGTTAGTTGATTCTGCAAAAAATGAGCGTTTATGGAAAGGTGTTGGTGAGGGAGGATTTAAAGCGTTAATTAGATTATTACCTTGGTTTTTACCACAAATTGCAATTGCGGGGTTTATTGGGTCGTCTTTAAGAGCATTCAATAAAATAATCCGACCAACTATTGTTGAAACTCAAAACTATAAAACTTGGTGGGGTAAAGTAATTATGAAATCATTTAATTTAGCAGAAGGTGAATTAAATATTGAAGACCCATTATCCAGAGTTTTTTTTATGACTGATGGTTTGATGACAATGATGGATGACAAATACAAACTTAAGTTCGCCGACTATATTTCAGATTTGGCATCATCAAAATCAGATGATGACGAAGTTCCTGAATTTTTTGTCGAAAATGAACTTAGAAATTGGATAAATGACAAATTTCTTTTAGACCCACCTTTACCTCCAAAAATCTACAAAAAGAAAGACAAATGATTTGAAAAATTTTTGTGGGAGTGGAGGGATTCGAACCCCCAATGTCGTAAGACCACTGATTTACAGTCAGCTAAGCAACCGTTGCTTAACACTCCCAATTTAGGAAAGAGGAAGATGGTTCAGTGGACATCCTCTTTTACGATTGGCATTACTTCGGTGTGTACCTGCAAACTCCGATGATGCCGACCGATACACACTCTCGTGTCATAGGTATCACCATTCCCCAATCAACCTATGTAGTCAGGACAGGACTCGAACCTGTAAGAGACCCATTGTTATCCCTCATTTAATGTCTCAACCCCAGGGTGTTGAGGCTCGTCTACCATTTCGACACCTGACTATATTTTAAAACAACCTCATCAAAAAATTTTAACAACTCCCCATCAGACATATCACCCATCCAATATGACCCAGGAATTCTTGGGACGTTGTAACCTTCTGAATATACAGAAATCCCATTTACTTCTCCTCTCATAAATCCAACACAATCATGCGGACCTTCCTCAACTTCAATATACCCGTTTGGAAATAAAATTCCCCATCCTGTTGAACCATCAAGGTGTAGTTCATATTTTCCAATATTGGATGACTTGTACAATAATTCGCTCTTAAAAGACATATTCTATTGTTTTATTAATTTTTAATTCTGTACAAACGCCTTGTCCGCCCAAGTTTTTGCTCCCATTCTACCCCAAAGTTCCATGTCACACATGTCAGGGAAAGACTCTCTCATTGTCCCAACAGTCAACACATCCAAAAACCCTTTGTCGATTGAATACCATTTACCTCCTTTGACAGTGTAAACGTTCATCCATTGACCATACTCATTTTTTGCTTGGATATTAACCAATGAGTTTTTTTGGTATCCACGGATAACACCCGCCGCAGTTCCTTTAGTGTCGTGGATATTGATGAATCCTGCTTGACATTTATTTGCGATACGGAATTCGTATTCTTTATCTGCGTCTTTAAGGTGGTTTGAAACTGAAACTGAAATTCTTTTACCTTTTACGGTAGTGTTGAAGTTTCCGTAAAATACCTCTCCTGCTAATGTTCCTGTGTTTACGTTGATTATTGTAGATGTCATGGTGTATAGTTTTAAGTTGTTTGTTTGACAAAGATACAACTTTTTTCCATTCTCACAACATTAACAATGAAAAATATTTGCGACTCAGACAGGACTTGAACCTGTAACGACCATATTAACAGTATGGGGCTCCACCAATTGAGCTACTGAGTCATTTTGCGCATCCCCAGGGATTCGAACCCTGACCAAGAGATTTGGAGTCACTTATGCTAATCCGTTACACCAAAGATGCAATTAATGAAATAGTGATAATCTTTATCAGGAATCCTGTAGGTTCTTATGTTTCTACTTCACACACCATTAGAGAGTTGAGTATTTCTACTTATCCTTAGTGTGTACCCTTGCGACACGTCTCTCCACGCTTGATTACCTACGCTTTTGACTACTTCATTGAGGACAGAGAGGGATTTGAACCCCCGAATAATGGATTTGCAGTCCACCCCTTTAAACCACTCAGGCATCTGTCCGTTTTATCATTCCGATTAAATCATCTACCAAGATTACACCATCAATCCCTTCGATTAAAATCGGATTTTTCTTTTTCCCGTTTTCAATTAATTTTCCAACTCCCATATAAAACTTACAATTTGGGTTAAGTTTAGTTTTATACATAATCGCATTATATGCCTTTTGTTTTAATCTGTCACTTCTGAATGTTGTTGTTAAGTCAATAAAGACATCAACACCATTAATTTCAGTTTTAAAATCAAAATCAATAATTTGTTTTTTACCTAAAGAATTAATAAAGAATGGTTTTTCTTTTTTTAACATTTTCTTTAACCCTGTTAGGTTTTGAAAGTCGTCTTCTAAGGATTTACCATTAAGACATTTTTCTTTGTTTGCAGTACTGTGCATTGTGTTGTTAATTTGTGTCCCCGACAGAATTCGAATCTGTGACCCTTCCATTAAAAGTGGAATGCTCTAAAACCAGCTGAGCTACGAAGACAATTAAAACTGAGAAAATCATAAGAGAGATTTAGTACTCTACCCCTGAGCTACTCTGAACGTGTCACTTAAGACTGTGTTCAAAGGTAGGATTCGAACCTACGACCACTCGTTTAACAGACGAAGTAACTCTTATTTTACTACAGTTTTCGTTGTGACGGTGGGACTCGAACCCACGTAGACTATCGTATCAGGATAGTTCCTAAACCACTCGGACACATCACAATATTTAGTTTTATAGAACAAAAGTAACCATTTTTTGGTATATATCGTTCTGTTTTACTAATTTTTTTTCATTTTTTTTAGAGTTCCTTCAATCATAATGATTTCATTTTTAACTCTTTTAATTTCTTCTGATAAATCACTTCTATTATCAGGTCTTTCACTAACTTTAGTTAAACCCTCATGATAATTGGTCAGTCCTTCTAACTTTCCTTTTAACATGACTATTTCACATTCCTCGTTAGTTAATGTTTTTCTAAATCCAAACATAATTTTAATTATTAGTCGGGGTGACTGGAGTCGAACCAGCCGCCTCGTGTTCCCAAAACACGCGTCTCTCCCCGAGACTACACCCCGTTATTTATTTTAGTGATTCTGGAGGGATTCGAACCCCCAACCGAAGCCTTAGAAGAGCCTTGTTCTTCCAATTGAACTACAGAACCATTGTTGCGGAAGATGTAGGGTTCGAACCTACGTATCATATTTCAGACCTACTTGTTTAGCAAACAAGCCTCTTTACCAATTTGAGTAATCTTCCATTTTATCCCGACCTAGCTCGGGAACACACATCGGATGTTGTAGTCTCCTTGGGATTCGAACCCAAACTTTATCGTCCGTAGCGATAGGTGCTTATCCGTTACACCAAGAGACTAAGTTGCGGAAGCGGAGGGAATCGAACCCCCAATACACAGTTAAGGTACTACTTGTTTTCAAGACAAGCTCTTCGTCCATTCAGACCACTTCCAAATTTGGTAGTTTTTCATTTCAATTCGGGTAAAAGGAGGTACCAGCTCCAAAACTCGGGGGGTGGGGAGTATAGTGAGATTCGAACTCACCCTATTAGTACCACAAACTAACGTGCTCAACCACTGACACTATATACTCCATAAAAACCCCACTTCATCAGGTTAACGGACTGACTGCCATATGGGAGTGGGGGTCTCCTGTTAATTCAGGACTCCGTGGAGAGGGTGGGAATCGAACCCACATAGCTGGATTTTCAGTCCAGTGCCTTGACCAACTTGGCAACCTCTCCAATTTATTGTAGCCCCTGTAGGACTCGAACCTACACTATCTTGTATGTAAAACAAGTGCTTCTCCTTTAAGCTAAAGGGCTATTATTCGGTGACGTGTATGGGTTTCGAACCCACTTGGTCTTCCTTATGAGAGAAAACTCTTTTCCTCTAAGCCACGCCATCTGTTGTCCCGCCAGGACTCGAACCTGGATACACCTTGCGGATTCCTGAGCCAAAATCAGGTGTG